GCATTTATGTATGTCCATGCTTCCAAAGCAAATCCACAACTATCAAGCATGAACAATTGAACATTTCTTTTAAAGTTTCTAACAGCACCACCTAAATAACCTACTTTTAAATTATTAGGGTTCCCATTACTTGATATATAATAATTTGAAGTTATCCAATTCCAAGCAGGGTTATTTTGAGCAACATCATACAATGTAACTTTCAATGGTTCCCAATCCGGTCTACCAGCAAATCTAATAGTTTCTATTATATGATTTGCTTCAATTTCTCTGTATGAAAGTTTTGGTCTAGCTGCCCTTTCTTCTATCAAAACTCTGTTGTAAACACGGGAAGAAGAATTACCCGCATGCGTAATATCAGGTATGTTCATGACAAAGTGGTTTTGCCTCTTAAAAATAGCAGAAGAGGCAAAACCAACACCCATTTTAGGCATTTTTTATGTCCTTAGAAGTTTGCTCCAACAGCAGCACCGCAAACAGGAGTGTTACACAATTCAGGAGCAAGAGGCGCACAATTGCTTTCGTACTTAGCGTATGAGTACCTTAAAGTAACTGTAATATCGCATTCTCCAGATTCTGAATAATTAAGTTCACCAAATTGTATCTGCTGGGGCCAGCAGTTAACTAAAGTCCATGTTTCAAGAACAAATCCGCAACCATCAAGAAGAATTAGTTTACCTGTTCCAGCGTAACCATTACCGCCACCAGTTGGATCAGTAGCATAACTTCTTTGTGTAGCAGCAATTTCGGTCGAACCAGCTACACCGGCTGCTGGTGTAATAAAGTTATAAGATCTGTTAACCCATTTTAACAAATTTGTAACAGTTTGATCACCGGGAACAGCAACATCATAGTAAGAAAATTGCAGACTATCAAAACTAGCTTTTCCCGGCAACCATGTCTTTCCGTTTAGAAAATTGATTTCTGCTGAATCATCAATAGTAAGAGTTGGTCTATTTCCAGTTTTTACATACTTTCCAGAAATGCCAAAACTATTAGGACCGCCACCACCAATATTTTCAACTGAAAACAGCCAGCGGTATTTTCGTTTAAAAGCAACATTACCTAGCGGTCCTATTCCCATATTATTAACAGTATTAGCCATCTATCCTCCCTTGTATTTTCAATTTTATTATTTTATTAAGCAAGTGTTCTCACCAAGTTAAACTCAATGAATACGAATTCAATTGCATAAACTGGCACAATACCTATTCTTGCTCTTAGTTCATTTCTTGCTATAACATCAGATGTATTAAGCTCTTCATCACATTTAATAACAAAATCTTGTGCGCCATTATTGCTTACGAGATTTGTTAAAATTTGTGAACAAGCCGTAATGAAAGCAGATCTGGTTGCAGCGTTGTTTGGCTCAAATATGTATTGTTTAGCAATACTCTTAATTGACTTTTCAACATAGAACAACATTCTGCGAACATTCACTCTATCAAGAGCGGTTGGTGTTCTTTGAAGAGTTTTCTGACCCCAAATTACAAAGCCGTTAATATCAGGATAAGTAATAATTGGGTTAATAGCGTTGTTATTGCCATACATGAGATCTCTTTCAGCCAAAGTAGGTCGGCTGAAAACATTATTGATATTTGGCACAGCACCTCTGTTTAAACCGGCTGGAGCATACCATGGACCAGAAACGGCATCACTTTGGCAAATAGCTGCAAGAACTGATCCTGAAGGAGGAACCCAAACAGGGATGTTATTAAAAACATCAGTCATTTCAACCCAAGGGTAATAAAGAGCAGCAAAGTCTGTGTCAAGTCTTGTGTTGTTGAGAGGATGAACACCATTTTGCCAGTTAATGATTTCATTAACAGTTAAACCAAATGGAGGATCAATAATTGCCAAAGCATCTTGACGATAACTTTCGCAAAGATCAATTAAAGCTCTTACAACAGCAGTAGAACTTCTGCCGGGAGTTGCAACAAGATCAATATCAATTTGTTCGGGTTCAGAAAAAGTATATAGACCAGTTCCTGCTGTTGGATTACCAATAATTAAATCATCTTGATCATCTGGATCAAGAGGAATACCATCGGTGCCACCAGACAAAGCTAATCCAGTTACGCCTGTATTAGAAGGAGGTGCTGGAACTACTGTATTGTCAGTAACTCTAATGTAATTGCTTACTGTGTTGATATAAGACTCAACATAGAAAGAAGATGAAACATTTTTAGTTAAATTGCCCCAAGATTCAACTTGTTGCCCATTATTGTAAACTTGAATTTGGAAAGTACCATCGTATTGATTTGTACTAATAAAAATTCTAGTTTCATTTCCTTCAATACCGGGACTATCAGCATAAACAGTAAAGCTAATACTACCAGAAGTGTTACCACTACCTGTAACCTTACCACCTTCAAATGTTGAGCCTTCACCAGAGACACGAACAGGTGATGCACCAGAAGCAGTAGTATTGCTTAATCCAAAAGCTACATCCATCGTGCTTTCTAGTTTGATCAACAATTTGCTTTCTATGCCATGAGCCAAAGTGTTGAACACCAAGTGATCAGAACCATCATCACTTACATCAAATCCACCGGGAAGAGAGGCAATTTGAGTTTGAATTTCTGTTACAACTTGTGCTGTAGACCAAGATGATCCTGCAAGGGCAGATAAATCAATTACTTGTACAACATCATCAATATTAACATTGCCTGTTCCTCTTACAACAACTTGTATAGCAGTTGCTAAATTGATACTACTAATTCCAGCAAAATTCCATGTTCCTGCTGATGTATAAATATCATCAGGATATTTGTTTTCAGTTCCAGTAAGCGTAGCTTGAGTCATCAAAGTGCCTAAACCAACGATACTACTAACACCTCCATAAATTGCATCTTGGTGAGAAACCAATTCAATTGAAGAAGATGTTCCGTAAGCCCAAACAGATCTAAGACCTAATACAAAGTTAGGATCTGTTCCAGCCTCATAAAATTCAATTCCATCAACAGTTGGGTCAAGTTGTGCATTTAACTCATCAACTAACTCTTCTACTGTTGAATATGTGTCAGCTTTGACAGTAAGAATTTTACTGGCAAGCACACCATTAAGTTTCCAGCTAAAGTAAGCATCATCAGCAAAAGTATAAGGAGCAGTAGCATCACCTATAATGTCAACAATCCCACCAGCGGCAGGAACATCTTCTGATGCTGAAGTTGCTTGAGTTCCACTTGTTGGATCGGTATCAGCGACTCTAGTAATAACAACTTCGCTTGATACTCTAAGAACTTGCTGTGCTGCATAGATCAAATAAGGATCGCCAGTATCAGGATGTGGATTACCAAATTTTGCAACCAAATCAGTTAAAGTTGTGACACTAGTAGGTGTATTAATTGGTCCCTTGCTAGCAAAACCAACTAAAGCAACCTTATGGAAGCTTGTTGTTGGACTAATAAAAGTCAAATCGTTTTCTGTAATTCTCACAGAAGGACTAATTGTGTTGCTTGCAGGAAAGCCTCGTAAAGTTGCCATTTTACTTTTCTCCCTCAGTCAAAATATTATTTGGTACATATCTAGTTTTGATAAGACCCATTTTTTCTACTCTTTCTATATATGCAGTAGACCTTTCATCTTCTAAATTATAAATATTTTTTTTAGAACCTAATCCTGGTATGTTTAATGTTGTAAAAGAATTTACTTTTTTTTTGCTTTTTATTACAACTTGAACAGGATGCTTACAAACATTAGTTATTTCTATCATGGGTTTGGTGCTATCTCCTCAATTTTTGAAAGTACCTCAGTAATAGAAGATTCGTCTACTGAATTAACTAAATCTGCTTTTACTACTTTGATCAAAGAATCGTACAACTTTGCTGGCATTGGCACGAATGTTTCTGCTGTTAAATTAAATTGAAATTTAACTACTCTAAGTTTTGCATCTCCCGGCTCTGTTTCTAAATTACTTGCAATCGAATCCAATCTCACAATTACTTCTTGTAAAATTCCTCTTACTTTTAGATACGCAACTAAACTAAATTTTGTAACTATTTGTTCAAATATTTGGTTCATGTCTTCTAGTTGCATTGTCCAAGCATAAAGTATATATGAGATATTTATTGGTATGCCTCTGGCAACTCCAAACAATGTTTCTTTATTTTGATATTTTGGACCTTTTTTATAAGTGTTACCAGTATATGCATCAATATAATTTAACGCTTGATGATAAGTATATCTTTTTGTATCAAACTCATATCCAGTTGCGCTTATTGCTAACATTGGCAACCTGATTCTATCAACTACTAATGTTTCATCTTTGCGAACATTTTCTTGTAATATTGCTGCTACTGCCCTTTCTTGTGTTGCCCAAATAATAGGGATAGGATGTGCTTTCCCGTTTTCATCAATCACAACAATATTACGAAACAAATCCATAACACCTTCATCAGTTCCTCTCAATGCTTTTGAATATCTGTAAACAGTATTTTGGTTTATATCGTCTGTTATGTCATTTACAATTTTACCGGCTTGCATAGGATCACAGTTATTAGCTGCGCCATTGCCAAGATTATTGACAAAATTATCTCTAAGCCAATCAGCAGCACCATTGTCTCCCACATTATTTTGATTGTCAGGTTTTACATGACAGTCCATACCGGGAGGTGGATCTTGATTATTAGATCTTCCTAATAAGCTTTGATCAGGACAAGGATTTATTTGCTTTTCGTATTGGTTAGGATTTGGACCTATAGGTAGCATAAAATTATTTAGTCTTGTTCATATTTATTTTACTCCATTAAAACATGGAAAAGAAAACCAAAGTCCTTTATAGAACTTACGGAACTTGTATTGGTCCCCGTAAGATAAAAATTGAAATCCCCGGTTTTGCTGGTGAGAGTAATGATCACACTAATGGCAGTAAAGCTCAACCATTTCATTGTCTGCCATTTGTAGATGGAAGCACATATGGACTTGAATTAATATATCATTTTGAAACCACAACAATTGTTAAAAATGTAAAAGGTAAATTGATATTTGATGGCGACTGGTCAAATGAAAAATTGACTGTCAAATATTCTAGCATACCGCCTTTCGGCACATTTGCTGAAGGACATTATGGATTTACATCAAGTCTAGACATATTAGCACCACCGGGGCATTCAGTTAGAATAGAACCGCATCCAAGTTTTTACACTGATCCTACTTGGAGTACACCTTGTGCTGTTCCCGGTCATATTCGTTCTGAATTTTGGAGCAGTATATTTTTTGTTGTATTCAAAGCACCTTTAGAAGGACAACAACAAATTTTTCAAAAAGGAAAACCATACGCACAAATATTAATTGTGCCTAATAAAGTAGAATATGATATTCAAGAAATGCCTGATGATATAAAAAAGAAAAGAGAAAAGAGAAATGA